GAAAAGTTCTTAAAATCAATAACAGACAAGCAAAACAAAGAAAAACTAATATATCCTACAGACTTTGAAGTAATAAACAATGAATTAAGAATAAAAGAAAAAGGGAGTTAATAGAGTTATGATAAATAATTTTAAGAATTTAATTTTAAATCCTGATCTTATGGACCTACCTTTAGATGATAAGAAATTGCAGGAATTATACGATAAAAAACTTAATTTAGAAGTAAAAAGATACCTTAAAAAAGGTTATCAGATCATCAAAACCACTGGTTTAAATAAGAATAAATCAATACCAGCTTTAATTAAAAAAGTAAAATAAGGGTTTTTTCATAAACTCCACTAGAAAAGGCGGTAAATCCGCCTTTTTTTATTCTTTTTAAAAATAATTCTTTTTTTATTTGACTATAATTATTTCATAGTTTAAGAATAGTATAATAATTTTATATTTTTAAAAGGAGTATTAATAATGAAAATATTAACAAAACAAATAAAAGAAAAGTTAATTAAAAACCATCAAGAGCAAAATGGAGAAAAAGAATTTAAAGCGGTTTTAAAACTTTTTAATCCTACTGGTCTTGGAACTTGGTATCTTTCAGAACTTAATCCTGAAAATAATACTGCATTTGGTTTATGTTGCTTGCAAGAAAAAGAGCTAGGCTATGTAAGTTTAGATGAATTATTATCATTTAAAGGTCAATTTGGGTTAGGAATTGAAAGAGATTTATATTTTAAACCTACAACATTACAAGAATGTAAGGGGTTAAATTAAAAGCTATTTAATTAATAAAGGGGTTAATGATGGATAAAGAAAATATTATTATAGAAAAAGGGTACAAAATAAAAATTTGGGAGCAAGAACCAAATGTGTCATACGAAGAAGCATTTAAAAATGATGGAAAATTAGATAATATTCGTGGCACTCACGCTTATGAAGTCTTTAATCCAAGAGGAGAAAACATTCATAAAGATACTTGGGATATGTGGGACGAAGACGCTTGTTATCAAAATGCTTGTCAAGATATTGACGCAGATTTAGGAGGTAAATAATGGATAAAACAACATACGATTATCTGAAAAGAACGACTAAACCTATTTATTGGAATAGGGAAAGAGAAAAGAGAACTAGAAAAGAATGTGAATTGAATAAGGATAAGCCTTTATTTGATACTGAATTGAAGATTAACTTGTTTAGAATTGGGGGTTTTAAAAATGACTGATAGAAAAAAGAAACATTTAAAAGGCTTTTTAATTGATGATTTAAAAAAGCTAGAAGAAACCATTAAAAAAGTTGAGGATAATGATATTTATAATGGTTTTAATATTGATAAGCATAAAGAAAATGTTGAAAGATTAACAGATTTTCATACTTATTGGTCTATTCACGCAAAAAATGTTTAAAAATTTGATAATAAGGAGATAAATAATGAGTAAAATAGATTTAGGTAATTTATGTGTTCATTGTCGCAATGACACTTCTTTTGGTTCTGGTCGGTTTGTTAATCGCTATCCAGTATTTGATCTTGATGTTGATGGTAATGGCATTGAAGAAACTGGGTATTGCTGTGATGAATGTGAGCAAGAATGGTATGAGGAAGAAAAAGAATCTATCGCCATAGCTCGTTTAGAAAGTAATGTTGAAGAATGTATAGAAGAGGGTAAGCGAATGATAAAAGAATTATTTGCTGATAAAAAAATATCTAAAGCAAGATATGAAGAATTAATTGAAGTAGAGGAGGTGAAATAGATGATTAGTTATGATAATGTTAAAATTATGGTTATTGATACTAGGGAAGGAGAATATAACCATAAAAAAAAGAAATATATTAAATTTAAAGCTCCAAAAATAACAAAAAAAACAGTTTTTGATGATAATTGTTATGATTTGGGCGATTTATTTACCGCAATTAAGTTCCAATGTGAAAGAACACTAGGAACAAATGATGAAATTGAGGTAAGTTTTAAAGTTAATCAAGAATTTTAATGCAATAAGGTCGAAACAAGGGGAAAATCGTCAATATGAGTTGGTTTTCCCTTTTCTAGTCCCCTCTGATAATTGGATATGAAAGTGTTTTGGTCTTTGTAGTCATCAAAGTAAATCGTCATTCCGATTGTTCGTTCGTCAATAATAAAAAGTTGAGATTGTGGCGGTGTCATGTACTGGTCCAATATTATTTTTTGGTTCTTAATGATAGGCATACAATTCACCCCATTTTAATATAATCTTCGATTATACCATCACATTGAGAACAAAGCAAGAACAGAATGAGAACATCATCATTAATCTTGGGATAAGTTGTAAAAATACAACATTTTATATATATTTTAAAAAATTTGGCAAAAAAAACTCAAAAAACTACATATATAGGGTGGAAAAAATAAATGGTAATTTTTACTCTAAAAAACACATATATAGGTAGGGATAAAATAGTTTGCACTTTTTTACTCTAAATTTATATAACTATAGTAAGAGGTAAACATAATGAAAAAAATAAAAACAAATAAAATACCAAATAATATATTAAGGATATTATTTGATGCTTTAGAAGATCGTAGAATGAATGGCGAAGTATTGAGTGGTTCTAATAACAAATACGAAAATAGAGCATCTATAAAGATATATAAGGATTATGATAAAGCTCATCAATGGTTATACCAACGCAAAAGAAAAGATTATAAATATAAAATTAAATGAATAATTAGGAATAAGCCCTTCTTTTCGTCTTTATGTCCAGAAAATCGTAGAGGGCCCCAAGGCCATCGCGGAGCTGATCCATTAATTTGGTTGTTCTTCTTGTATTCGAACCATTGGTTGATTTTTCCTGTATGACAACAAGATCAACAATTTTTCTGCTGTTCAGGGGTATTTTTTCCAATAAGATGGAATACCATTTGTAGCCATCATTAATGGGGACATTATCTAAATGATTATTGGTGGAAGGCAGTCTTGGTTCATAGGTCATAATGAGTTTTTGGTGCTTGAAGGACCGATAGTAAGCAGCTCTTAATTTAAGGCCAGCCCAGTAATATCCAACATTTACTTCTGGGACCGGGTGTAAAAGATTCTTGGCAAAAAATTCCGCAAAATAATCCTTTGGTTTAATGGAAAAAATGTAATCATTTCCATCTTTTCTATGATAGTTAATTTCAACTATTCCATCTCTGTTTGGATAATTTTTTTTAATTTCATTAATTAAATCCTTTGCAGAACCTATTTTCTTCTTTTTCTTGTCTTTTTTTTTCAAAATAACTCCTTTTTACCATCTATCGTATTCCTCTTGGCTGATTAGTCCTTCGGAAAGCATTTTATCCACCTGGTCATCAGAAATATTGGGAATACGAATACCCTTCTTAACGAAAGATACATATTTCTTGACATCAAAGAGGGGATCAAACTGGACCACCTTTTCCTCCAAGCTGATTTCATCAAAGATTCTTTTTGCTAGGAAACGCTCACAAGCCTTATAGTAATCCCCCTTTTCTTTTTTGTAATGATTCCACTTTTCTTTTAAACCCTTCTTATCTTCTTCTGACAGCTTACTCCATTGTTTAAAACTATCGCTTTTTGTACTACGATTCTTGATACTATCTATCCTTTCCCAGAATTTATCAAAAGAAACAGAATACTTTATTTTTTTATTAATAGTTTTATGGTTAGTAGTTAATAGTTCATAGTTAGTAGTTAGCGATGCCCCAGATATAGTTGAGCTATTGCCTGTGCCATTATTCCACCTAGAATCAGCACCTTTTTTACCCTTGATACTGGCAGATTCATGGTTCAGCTTGGCTTTTTCAATGGCCTTATCACACCCTTTATTTTTTAATAAGACATTATCAAGATAAATTTTATTTTTTTTTATTAATTCTGCCTTAATTTCTTCTTTATTCCAATTAAACTTTTCCAGAAGAACACTCCAAGTTTCCTCGTCATCAAAAAGTTTATTATCTGTAATGTAAATAAGATCGCATAATCTACGATAAACAATTTCAGCTTTCCCCGACAGTAAGCGACAACCATTGAGCATATCATCAGGGTTATACTGAATGAAGATCATTTTCTTATCACTCATTCATAGCCATTTCTCGAAGGTCCTTTTCCATTCCTACCCATAAATAGTTTAGCTCTTTACAGATATTAAGCCATCTGTGATATATTTTCCATTGTTGATGGGTCATCAGGTCTTATCATTTTAAATCGTAGAAGTCATTAGCAGATACTTTTCTTTTCGTCAGTTTAAAAATTTTCTGCATCATTTCTTTTTCACGGGGAATGTTCGTTCCCACACAATATCCTCGAAGTTTCGCTATCGGATTTTTAATGGTTAATTCAAGCAATTTTGCCAGTTCACTATACCTAATTCCCTTGGTTTTACGCCATTCTTCTAATTTCATTTTAACTCCTCGTATTATTTAATATA